ATATAGCATCTTCTATCTCTCTCCAATCTTTAGGTTTAATAACACCTTTATAATTTGTATCTACATGATTTTTAAAATATGATACTAATCTACCTACAGTTTCACTCCATGTTTCTCTTCTACCTTCTTCCTCTAACCATCTGGAATACCTAGACATATGTATAAATGATTGATACTCAGTAGGTAAATAATTACTGCCCATTAATGATGCCATTATTTTTCCTTTCCATATTTTAATTCTAATATTAATTCTGCGTAATGAATTACTTTTTTAATATCTTCAACTCCACCTTTTAACTTATGACGAGTTATGTATTTTACCACATTACCTTCCAGAAAGTCAAGATTATTTTTTGTTATATATTCAATAGGCATAATCTTACAATCTTTATAATGGTTTCCACCTACTTGTTTATGCGTAGCTTTTATTACTCGTTCTTCTTTAAGCAGTTGTTCTTCAGCATCTCTTCTCTTCATATAATTTCTATAACTTTCTCTTGACCATCCTCTATCTTCTTCAGGATTTGTCCAAGACTCTTCTGATTTTTTGTCTGACATACTTTATCTCCTTTGTATTAATTACTTTAATTGCAAAACTTCTTGTATACTCTGCATCCATACCTGCATTCTCACAGACATACTCAAAGTTATCACATGTTACACCAACACTACAGAAAAACCATGCACGAGCATTTGCTCTTTCAACACTTGTACGTGAGGATTCTACTTTTGTTTTTATTTTAGTCGCATCTAATAGTGCTTGAAATATTACAGATAAGAACAGTAATTTTTCAGGACTACTTTCTTCATACTTATCAAGCTCTGTTAAGATACCAAGATAATCGTCTTTCATTACTTAGTCTTCTTGTATTATTTCATCCCTAAATGTTTCTACTAACATAGTAGCAGCTTCTTCTGCTTCAGAAGCTAACTTAACTTGCTTAATAAATTCATCAATAACTTGGGGATGTTCTCCTATACCAACAGGATGTTCCAAGTATATACGTGCAGTAGCTATAGCTTTATCTCTTTGAGATTCAAACTCAGCTAATGCTGTGTCGTACATTGCTTTCTTGACTGACATTTGTTTCCTCCTTTCCTAACCATTTTACTTTTGTTATAATTCCTAAAGGTCCTTTACAAGAGAATGATTTCTTCTTAACACCCCTAGATTCCCAATATTTATTTTTATAAAATCCATCTCTATTTGTTTGTGCTATTTTACATACATTTCCTCTATGATAACCATTTTTACCTGTCCATGCAGATAAACAATCAACAACCATTCGTTTACCATTAAGATAAAATTCTGCTCTACCTTGATATTGAGCAGCATTTTTTCCTCTTCCTTTAATATTTGGTACCCCTACTTTTGCTTCACTAATCTTTCTTTTATGTTCTTCTGTACAAGGTTTATAACTCTCAATAGGTCTATAAAATTTACCACCTACATAAGAATTATAAAACGCAGGTTCATCTGTACCTTCTATCACAGCAGTAAGAACATTCCATTTCATTTGATAGTATGCTTCATAGTATCGTAGACTTCTTTTGTTTTTATACTCTGCTATGACTTCAAAAGTAAAATATTCTTTACCTATCTTTTCTATATCTTCATTTAAATATTTAGATGATCCTGTATATATTTCCCATTTATGTTTTTCCTTTTTCTTACCCATAGAAAAATATTGTTTACAACCTACATAGGCTTTACCTGTTTTAGTATTTGTTATAATATAAACAAACCCAAACTTATCTAGGTTAGGTACAAAAGGTTTATCCTCTAGCCAGACAGTCCAATGACTTACCATTCTAACACCTCTTCTACGTTAGGTTCTTTAGCAACATTCGTAAGAAACCTATGACCTTTTGCATACTGAAATGCACGTAGTCCTTTACCTTGATTAGCATCACTCCAACAAGTACGCTTATGTGTACAATACAGGCAACCAATAGCAAGCTTACGATTACCACTAGCTCCATCAGGTATATCATCATAACACCTAGCAGGTGGATTGTCTTGGTCCATAACTCCTTTAAGGTATTCAATTCTTTCTTTAGCATTTATCATTTCCAATGAATGAACAGGTGTTAAACATATGTGTCCATGTTGTTTATCTATGGCTAGAAAAGCAGCTTCATCTACACCATTGCCTTCAGCATAGGCAGAAATCTGTGCGATATAACCAAAAGGATCATCAGAATATAAAGTTCTTTTAGAAAACTTTTCAAAACTTCTACCTGATGCACTCTTACAATCAACAAGAACACCATCAATCATACAATCTTGATGTCCTTTTATTCCATTAACATCAATTTGTTTTTGTTGATCAGTTACTGTATGTCCTGCTAGTCTACAGAATAATATTAATAAGTCTTCTAATAAATGTCCATATAAAAACTTAATTCTTGTACTAGGTTCTAAAGGTTTAGGATCATCTTTAGAATGTTTGTCATACCATAACTGTCTTGTTGGTTTACCTATAGCAGATAGTCTTAGGTTACGTTTCTGTGTAGGTTTCTCTTTTAAAAACATTCGTAATGTTTCTTTGATACTCTCTGTAAAAGAATCTAAATGCTCATCTATTTCCTTATCATTTAAATCTACCTCTACAAGAGGATCAAATAAACTATATATATCTTTTATTAAAGTATCTATTTTTTTCATAGTAAATAATAGGGAGATATTCGTTCAGTAATACCTCCCTATCCCTTCATATTGGTTGGTTAAGAAGCGAAGGATAATTCCTCATCTGATTCTTTACTTACGAATCCATCAGGAACTACTTCAAAAGCTTCCTCTGCATCTGCATCTGCATTATAAGGTACTAAATTAGTTACCTGTACAGCACGTAGATCAGCAGAGACTCCAGAACGACCTTTAAATTCCCACTCATATGTAGTATAAAGTACATTGACTTCTGAACCATTACCAATTAATGTGCCAGACATATTACGTTTGCCTGCATCAACAACTTCAGGTGGTTTATTCATGTTACCATCTTTACGTCTAACTTTTCTTTTAACAGTAACGAAATCACCTCTGTCATCATTCTTATTTTTGATGGCTAGACCATCAGATTTTGCAACCTCAACATTTTTCTTATCAAGATTACCAACATCAATAGACCACACACCATCACTATCAAATGTAGTGTTTGGTGATGTTATGCTTGCCCAATAGGCATTTCCTTTTATTACACTCATAGGTGTACTCCTTTCTTGATTATTAATAAATGAATTATGACACACCTCAACATTATTGTCAAGGGTTTTTTTCATAATCCATGTTTTATTTAGTTTTAATATTAAACTCATCTCTATTCTTGAGATAAGGTCTTGTTTTCCCTGATAACTTCTACCCGATGTTTTGTATTCAGCATCTCTATAACTATCTACTCTGGTATTTTTATCCACAACTTTGTCAGTTAATTCTACCAACTCTTTTGCATAGCACCATACGTAGTCATGCTCTCGTTCAAATACAAAGTAATTACAGTCACCATAAAGCCAGCCCTTCTTACCCATTGTATTTTTAAACTCAACAACAATCCATGTGTCATCAAAAAACCTGTTCTTATTTCCAGTTCTTCTAGCTTTTACATCTACACTAACTGTCTTATTATCTTTTGTTAGATAGAAATCTATATGCTTAAACATATTTTCTTTTTCATCTGCTATGCCAACTGAATAGCCATGCTCTTGCACAGTCTTTATAAATTCATTCTCTACTTTTATACCTCGTTTAATATAATCAACGTGGTCTTTTCTACCTGTAAATTCTTTTACTAATGTGTCTGTGCCCATGTTCTACCTACCTTCCATTCATTATCAAGAGGACATTTCATTTGTAATTGTTTCTCTGTATCTTTCATAGCATCTTTCGTTAGCTGTCCAAATCTTTTTATATCTTTATTAAGAACTTCAAACTGATACTCATCATGTATAGATGCTACAAGTTTAGCATCCACACCTATTTGACTAACACGTTTAATCATATTAATTAACCATAGCTTACACACAACTGCTCCAGCACCCTGTATAAGAGTGTTTAAAGCACTATGTGGGCTACGTATTCGTAATAACCTACCATCTATACCCTTAATAACACCTTTAGAAGATGCTTTAGTAACAGAATCACGTACTCTTTTAAGAGCAGGCATACTTGATAAGAACTTA